ATTGACTCTGAAATTGACAGACCAACTCTATATGAAGGTGTATTAGAATACTGATCTAAAATTATAGTATCTTCAGCAACATTTACAAAATGTCCTCTAATATAGTAAATTCCATCAGAAATAGAAACAGCAGATGCAGTGAATGTTGCTTCCGAATTAATTAAAGTTGCAAAAGTATCGCCTGCGGATATTGTAGTATTTCCGTAAGTTACGCTATCTAAGGTAACAAGTGTTTCTGCGTCTGTAAACTGCGAAACATTAAATGCAGAGTCTGATGTAATATACTTAACATATAATGTATAGTCATCAGTTACAGACTCAGTATTTTTTATGACATTCTGAACTACTGCTGTAATTTGAGAGGTTTGTCCTTTGATTCTCTTACCGATTAACTGCTCAAGATATAAACCTACACTTAAACCAACGTGTGTTGGGTTAATTTTTACAGCATAATATGATGAGTTATATGATATATTTCCTGGAATTACGATAGATCCATCTTTAAAGATGTGATTACCAAATGATTTAATTTGGTTTTGTAATATTGACTGTAAAACACTCAGTTCTCTAGACTGAACTGGAAATCCTGGTTTAAAAAGAACCCTATAGTAATTACTATTGGGATCAAAGTCATCATAATATGGTGAAACATTTAAGTTTGTTTTTTGTGACATTTTAGAATTCCAGTACTATTTTGATATCTTCTTTTTGTCTTGGGTTTCTTGAGACACGAGGTCTATTATCAAGATAGATAATGTCCCCCGATCCTTTATTTATCTCAGGAAGAGCAATCCCGTTTGTGAATTGAGTTGCTAGATTTACATTTTTAGTTGAAGTAACTGCTGTCGTAATTCCAGTGAAATTTTGATCAATTGTTCCACTGAAACTATTTGTTGAAGTTACTGTTCCACCATCTTTCGAGAAAGCAACTTTTTTTGCTTCTGATAGAACACTCTTGGAATCTTTTTGATCATATGAACCAGCATTAAAATACAAACTTCTGTCTTGGAAGTATTTTAAAACCTGAGTTTCTGTATCATAAGAAGCAAGATATCCAGTTGCAGTTCCAACCCCACTAACAGTTTGGAAAATTCTATTTCCTGGATTTGCATCTTCTGCGTTCGAAACTGAGGATAATTTAAATCCACCAAGATTAGAAAACTGACTCTCTTTGAATACAGAAGATGCTGTTCCAACTCTACTTGGATTTTTTATGATTCCAATTTGTGCAAATCTTGTATCTAGTGGGAAATCTTTAGTAGATGCATCAAAACGAGCATAAACTAAAACACGGTCTGTTCCCAACTCTTCATATACATTATATCCATGTCCTCTTGATGGAGGAATAATTGGAATTAGGTGTGCAAATCCAGTAGCACCTGAGTTGATAGTAGATAAATCAACTCTTCCATAAGTATATCCATTTCCACCAGCAGAAACAGTTGCTGAGGTGATTTTGCCGCCAACTACATTGACAACTGCTTTTCCACCTACACCATCACCTAAAATATCCAATTCGGCGTCTGTAGTATTATAACCAGATCCCTGTTTTTCTACATAGATTTTTTTAATTTGATTCTCATTGATTGTAGAATCACCATTATCTCTAACTGAAACAATTTGTTGATCTGTTGTTGTTTCCCAATCATTAGGAATTGGAATATATTCAATAGAGTCAAATTTTATGATGTCACTAGGAGAAACTGTAAATAAGTATTTCCAAATATATCCATCTCCACTCTCACCTGCTCGTGATGGTTCCAAATCAACAAAGGTTGGTTCATCCTGAGAGAAGTTTCCTGTTGGATTTGCTTCTGAAGATCCGTTATCTATACAAACATATACTCTAAAGTCATTATTAATTACATAGTAATTTGCATCATATAATCTAGAAGAATTTGTTTGTGGAGATGGATTATCTAATCCATAATCATGCCTATACATTTCATAGACTGTCCCTTGCTTCCAGTCAACTCTCCTCACAAGTCTTCTAATATCATTTTTGGTAATTCTCTTACCAAAAATCATAGTATCTTTGACATGACTTAGGTAGTTTTTATTATCTATTGGGGAGGGAGTATTAGTATCCCATGTAGTAGATCTCCCAAACCCAACATTTGCGGAGGGATTCACAAGACTCAGAAAAACGTAATAAGAATTATTAGGATCACTAACAGAATCCACAAAATTCTCAGCGTTTAAAAGTCTAAATTGATCTGTAACAATCGCAGCCATATCGCTAGCTTTTTTCTATATTTATAAATGATTAACCAAGATCTTTTCTTAGAGATCCATTATCTCTAAGTCCAAAGTCTCTTCTTTGGATTGTTGGATATGTTGTCAGACCAGAGTTTACGGTAAATCCAGAAACTCCGATACCGATAGCAGTTGATCCTCTCTTGAATCCAGACAATCTACCCCAGGAGAATGATCCACAATATGAACCAGTTGTAGTTCCAATACCAATGTGATTGGTGGTTGAAAGAATATTTGCTGTTACAATTCCTGTAAGGTTTTGTCTGGTAAATGCATGAACATAGTATATATTATCCGCAAATGTTGTTCCAATACCAACAACAGCACTATCACTATCATCAATAGATGTAATTCCTGTGCCAACGGTCGTATTTGAAACCATAATTGGATAACCAACTTCTAAAGAATCAATAACTGATGTAGGTTCAAATTGTAAGTCGAATCTAACTGCTAGTGGATTACCACCAGTTCCAACACTAGTTGTGATACCAGTAATAATGCCACTATAACCAGAAACAAACTCAATACCAGCGATCAATTCATCTTGAACAACAGGTAGTGCTGTAAGTAAATCTGGAGTTGCTGTGGATGTATATCCAGAACCAGGATTAGTTATTGAAATAGAACTAATAGTTCCGCCAGCAGAAACTGTTGTAGATGCAATAGCACGAACTTGATCTTGATATAAACCAAAATCAAATGTTCTCACAAGTGTTCTGGTATTTGCTGGAGCTTTATTAAGTTCAATAGAATCTGTGCCAACTCCAATTACTGTGAATGTCTTGTCTATGATTTCCAGTGCTCCATCAAATGCTCTATTGAGGGAGTGTCCAACTCTAATTGATGATGGATCAATTCCAGTTATTACTGTAGATCCAATACCAACCGTTCCGACCTTATCTTTAATTTCTGGTTTAAAGATATCAGTTCCAATACCACCAATTGGTGTTGCAACAACAATAGTAACATTTGATCCAGGATCATATCCACTACCACCATCAACAATATCAATTGATGAAATTGTTCCAGCAGCAGATACAACAGCAGTTAAAGCACATGCAACAGGTTCTGGATTACCAGATACTAATAGACCAGAAACTTGATTGATAGTTATTGCAGATTCGTTTTCTTCATAATTGAAGAGTTGTGCAGAATCAACAAAAATTTCAGTGTCTGTTGAAGTGAAATCTTTAATTACCTTAGCAGTTGGGAAAACCATACCCTCTAAAGAATCTCTAGTTTTTGGTTGTGCATTATCACCAACCAATAGATCTCTCTTCTGCTTATTCCACTCAATAGGTTTATAATTAGTTTCATCAATACCATCACCAAGGTAAATTCCAGTTTCAATAGTATCTGCAGATATGATTGAAGATACAATTCTTGAATCTTGTGAAATTGTATTGACACTTAAGGAATCGTTTTTCAATACTCTAATTTCATCACCTGGTTTGATTGATTCATCAACATCAACTTCAACACTATCAACATCTCTAGTTCCTCTATAGAAGAATACATCAACTTTGTCTTCTTTCTTAGGTGGTTCATTGAATGAGAATGTTGTTCCACCATCAAATGTGTATGAGTTACCTGGTTCCTGCATAACACCATTAACATAAATCAACAGAATTGCATCAAAATCAATGAGAGAAGATGTTACATCGGAATTATTTTTTTCAAAACTGAGTAGTTGATTATTCTTGAATAGTGGGAATCTAGTTCTTATACCGTCTTGTCTAGATGCATTACTATCAATGTAATCAAATTCACCTAGTTGCCATGATGAGAATGAGTCATTAAACACTTCAGTGACAGTGAATTTAATCTCAGAAATAGGTGATGATAATCCTGCAGCAGTAACTAAACCAACTGGTTTGAATACATCACCTTTTCTGAATGAATAACCTGGATTTGTAATTTCAAATCGATCAATTTCAAAGTATGAAGTGCCAATACCAACAGATGATGGTGACAGATCAAATGTCATTGATAAACCAATACCTGTTTCTGTTGTTGCACCAATTCCAAGTCTTGATATTCCAGTAACAGATAGATTATCGTAAGATGGACTATCAACTGATACAACTGGATTGATGTATCCACTACCACCATCAACAATATTAAATGCTAATGTTCCACCAGCACCAACAGTAGCAGTGATATTTGCACCAGTTCCTGCACCACCAGCAGGACCAATATTTACAGTAATTGTATTTGTAGTTACTGCAGTAATTGTAGTTTGAATACCTGCAACAGGATCAGTTGATCTTGGATAAACTTGATTTGTTTTAAAGTTATCGCTAGAACACTTGAAAGTTAAAGATCCAGTATCAATTCCAACAGTATTTGATACAGTCAATCCATGATTTGGAATTGTTAGAATCAGAACACCAGAGTGTGAAGTATACTTAGCGTTAGTTGCTGTATATGTTGCATTAGTGTTATCTGTGATTGAGTTAGTTTCAGCACTAACAAATTTATGTTCATATGCAAGGTCAGTAACTGCAACACCAACAGATCCACGATATCCAGAACCAAAGGTTAATTGTGGGAAGTATTGGCGAACAGTTCCACCAGATTCATATGTATGTGGAATTGTGCTTGTCCCAACATTAACTTCAAATGTCTTCGCGGAAGAAATACCAGTAACTGGATACTGGAATCCTTGAGTTCCATCTGGGAATATTGTTGTAGTCACACCAGCATGTGGTGCAGCACAAGAGAACTCTAAATCATTCAAATATACAAATGTTCCCGATCCATACAGATTATGTGGTGTTGCTGTAGTGATCTCAAGAATACCAGTCGATTCAATATAACGAGAAGTGCTGATATTAATTTGAGAAGAACTGAATGTAGAAACACCAAGTAAACCAGAAATTGATTTTCCAGCACCGATGGTTGGTTTTACCTTAGCATTAACTAGTGGTGCATATCCAAGACCACCAGTAGCTGCAACAGAGATTACAACACCACCTCTTGGAATTTGATTCTGGTTAACATCTTCTTCAGAGATGATAATATCATTAGATCCTGATCTGGTGATTCCAGTGAATGTAACACTAGAAATTCCAGTTATTTCATCAGCACTAAAGGAATAATTGTTACCAGTATTATTAGAAGTATCAGGAGTCTGGAAAATATCATTAATGAATACTAGGTTGCTTCCTGCTTCCAGTCCAAGAGTGTTTTCACCCTCCTTATAAACACTAAATGTTCTTCCAATTCCATTAAATCCTAAAGAAATATCATCATATACAGTATTACCAGTATAATCTTGTCTTAGATAAACTCTACCATTAAATGTTGATTTTGGAAGAGACAATGCACTTTCATTTAATCTGTCATTGTTGCCCTTACCATCAGGAGCTTCTGTAAAGTGAATCTTATTACCAACAATATTGAATGCACCCTTAAAGATTCTTGCTTCAGAACCATCGTTGTGTGATGTTGCTGAAGTTCCAACAAATCCTCTGGATACATTAATCAATGGAACTGTTCCAATACCACTGATTGGACCTGATGTTGTAGTTCCAAATCCTACATTTTGAATTTCTAAGAACTCTTCATCTACTTTAAGAATATCTCTTGGTTTAATTGAAGAAATACCAGAAAGTGATATGAAGGAAACAGCGGCACCAATAGTTGTTCCTCCATTATTTTCCAAATTAAATGTTAATGGAGTATATGCTAATGGATATTGAGTTACACCATCAATAGTAATAAGTGCTTTTTCAAGCTTCTTCTTCATTTCAAGTTTATGGCGATT